CTGTTTCTTCAAGTCACCTTTAATTAGATTATATCTTCCTTCCTCAACTTTTATGCCATATTTATCAGTCATGTATTTCTTCCTTTCGCGAGGAGGTTGCGACATAATATCTTTATACTTCTCTGATGATACTGGAATATCCTGAACCTGAGGCTCACTGGATCCACAAAGGGACCAAGCCACAAGCGATATTGCTGCCACAGTTACCCCAAACGCTGCAACATAATCCCAATGGTTAGTACACCACGTACAAAAGTCCTCAACTTTGTCTGTTAATCCATACAAATGAAACCACTCTTCCGACTCACGATACTCGATGTTCATCTTATGGAAACCATATCGAGAGTTCATAGCCATACCTTCGATTATGGTCTCAATTATTATACCACTACCATTATACAAAGGTTTCATTCGATAATGTTCTCGAACTCGCTTAGAATTACGAGTATCGAACCCACGGGCTTTCGTTTCTAGATGAAATTCAATCTCTGGACAATATCCAACATAATCAGTATCCTTAAAATTATGAGGGTCAGGTCCAATAAAATATGGATTTCGAGCATAACATTGCACCATAAATGAGTTGTGACAAACTTGCTTCGAGCTTTCATGTAATTGTTCATCATTCAAAGGAACATCTGCAATACAATAATTTCCAAAGTTATCAACTGTGTAATACAGGCATGCACTAAGTTTGGGATCTATAAATTTACCTTGTAAACACCAATCTCGTGTGTTGTCATCAGTACACATAATGAAAGACTCTCGGAGAGAATTCGAATCTAAAGGTAAAGTATTGAAAAAATAATAATAATAGTTCTCAGGTCTAAGTTTTTCCAGAGCGTACAAATTAACCTCATCATGAAAGTGGTGATCAAAACAACGTTGGATTAATCTGGCTGTCCAATCCTGAACATTCCATGGACCAGGCATGTTCAGATACTGGAATCGCTTCCGATATATCGGTATCAGCTTTGTGACAGCCACATAACCTTTTTGAGAAAATCCAATCCATGTTTCTTCTGGAGACAAACCTAAAATAACCTTACCCATAGAGGCCGACTGAACTTCCAAGTGAGGCTTGACAAGACAAAAACAATACAATGCGAATTTAAAATTCATCTCTATTTGAATGGGATTTGTGGGCTTATCACACCACTCAAATATGCCGCGAACAACATTATTAAACAAACTGGCATGATTCATCCAATAACGTGTTCCCATATCCATAGAATTTGGGGATTCTTTCAACAACACACAAATAGGATAATAAGGGTCATCTATATTGTATAATTCTCTCATACGTGTCATAAAAGTAGTTTTATAATATATTTCTCGAGAGAAAAAGCCTCCAATGTAATTCCCAACGGCACTAATAGCACCAGGAAAAGGCAAATCAAGATGATAAATCCACTCAAATATACAATTTTCTCCCCTTTTATTAAGTACTTTATACTTACCGTAAGTATCCATCGCCCTCTCAGAAATAGATTTTTGAGTTTTCATCCTTTTCATTTCCTCATAAAGAACCACACAAATCTCCATAAGGGAACAATCACGACCAACCAGGTGTTGAAACTGCTTATATAAACGCAACTTGCACTTAGTTTTCTCAGTTCCAAACTCAACCTTAACCCGGTACTTGATATTTTCCACATCAAAACTCCAATCTTCGGGACGATCAGGGTTCAAATTTGGCTCGATACAAACATGCATGCGTTTCTGAACACAAAACTTTTGCGCTAACTCAGAATATCGATCTATATTTTCTAGTGTTATAGGAGTCGTAATAAAATTCATCTTATGTATTGCAAACATGGCTCCTTTCATGTCAACATTAGCCATATTTAAGGGCATAGGCTTATCATCACAAACGTTTAACAGAGAATTAGAATCTTCAGCAGCTTGTTGTAAATTATTTGTGTTTAAGTATTCAGTTATTAACACTGCTTCAGTTACGCCTGGTTGATATCCTTCCCAATATGCTGATCCCAATGGTTTCTGAAAAATTCGTGAATCAGACCATTCTTTCCGCTGATCAGGGTTATCATCCTGCTCCATCTCAAACAAAATACGAGCTATGGCCAAAGCAGTTATATCTTTGCCCGCACGTGAATCTGGAGTGGCCACGATAACATTTAATGGAGAGGTACGACTGCGACTATTTGGGCACCCACTAATAATAGTTGCATAAAGAGCAATCCATCTATCATGGGTATATTGAAATTCCTTGATCTCTTGAGACGTAAACGCTTCTCGGGGACAATCTGTATAATACTCACAATAATTAAAGATTAATTCAATAGTCTTATCACACCATGCTTGATCAGAGGCTATGCGTCGAG